AGGGAGTCTTTTCTACCGCGTTTTGGCATGGACAATCTGCGTTATTGTTTCTGTTGCGATATTGATGGTGAGCGTGAGCGATGTGAGTTCTGTAAGCCAGCTGTTGCACATGAATCGGTTGATGAGCGTAGTTGGAATGTCCTTGTTGAACAGCACGACATTCGGGGAGCAGTATCCCTGTCTTGCTGTCGAGAACTCACTGAACAGTTCGGCAGTTGTGGTGGGCGTAAATTTTACGCTGCTATTCCTGTTGGCCGTTATGTTCTCGGATCTGAGATCATCGTTGCGCTCCGCTGCCACCTTTGTGGGTACCCTGTGGGAACCTTTCAAGTGGTGTGGGAGCGTCACGGTTTTCGCAGTTCTTTTGGCGCATTTCGTGTGTTGGACGTGTGGAGCCCCACCTTCGGGGTGTGGGCGCCACATTCTCGATACCCTGATTGCATCTATTGCAATGGTGCGCGCTATGTGTCTGCTTGTTATTGGCACGGTGATCTCCGATTACCGTGTTATGTATCCGGTAGTCGCTATAGCCACGGGTCTGTTGTTTGGAACAAGTAGGCGGATTTACCTCCGCCGTTGTGGTTTCGGGCAGCATGTGCTCGTTCAAAACAACATGGACAATGAGAAGTTGGAGGATAGTATCCCGAGGGTTCCCATTGTCCACGTTGATGTGGTGTCTGAGGAGAAGGAATGTTTCTTCGATTCAGGACGTAACCAGAAGGTGGTTACTACGATGGAATTGTATTCGGAGGATGTTAAATATTCTTCGCCAATTCCGTTGGAACCCGCCCGGGCCCTTCCTGAGGAAACGAAGGAGATGGCTTTTAAGCAGAGTGACCGGCAATGGTTCCCCACAGGTTCTTTTCCTGTGGGGATTGGGCGATTTATCGCCCACCGGGAGGGAGAAAAGGCCGGTTTTCACGCTGGGCTTGGATTCCTCCTGGACATTGGTTTGGGAAAGGTAGTTCTGATGATGACTGACCATCAGCGTAAGCGAGCCGCCGAGAAGGACATGAAAATGTCCTTCCAGGGACCCGTTGGTGTTATGCCTATTGGCGGGATGCATGTTGTCGCCCATGGTTTGGGAGACATGGATTTCGTCGCTCTGCGAACTTCAGATAATAATCTGCGGTCGGTAACCGGTGTTAAGGCGTTGAAGCTTTGTGCCGGGGTCGATAGTTTTAATGCTCGTTGTTTTGGTTATGACGAGGAGACTGATCGATTTTGGGAGAGTCATGGTCGCGCGGAGCGGTTGTGTGACGAGAATGGTAAGACCATGCGCTACATGCATCATTGTACGACCACGAATGGCTCCTCGGGAGCACCCCTCATCTGTCATGGTGTTGGGGTCGTTGGTATTCATACCGGCGGCCGTCGCATGTCTGATGATGAGACGCCTGCTTATAATCTGGCGACTTCCCTTACTTTCCTACGCCAAATGCGCAAGCTGAAGGGTATGGATGAGAAGGAAACGAATGTATATTTCCGCGATGATTTCGTGGATTCTTCATATGTCGTGAAGTGGGTGCGTATTAATAAGGAGATTGACCCGGCGGGTTTCTTTAGCGAGGAGATTTTCTATCCTGTCCAAGGTTTCGAGGATCGGTATGATTATCTCCAAGATGAAGACCTGTATAGCCTTGCGGACTATGGACGTATGGCTGGAGTCGATGGACTTGAAGTGAAACTTTTGAGAAAGGTTCAGGAATTGGGAGAGATCGCGAGAGCGGTCACTCCAGTTCCCGAGCTGTTTGTGGTCACTGACCTTACAGTTGGTAGGCCTAAGCCTCAGAAGCCTCTTCCAGCTCCGATTGCAAAGCCATCAGTTTTGGAATTGGGAGAACTTGAAGAGATGGTTGAGCCTCTTTTCCGGGAATCCCCGGCTTCGGTCGGGGTTCCGATTTTGGACGCTCCGGGATCGAAGGGCGCGAAGGCGCCTCAGGGCCAGGAGAGTCTCAAAATGAAAGAGAAAGTGGCCAAGAAAATCGCGAGTTTGGAGCAGGTGTATGGGCTGGATATGGCATTCGAGAAATCGATGCCGTGTACCAAAGCCTTGAACCTAGCGCTAGACAGGCGATTGCAGCAACTCTCCAGCTATACCAAGCGGTTGAAGCAGGAGATGAGTGTCCCCAAGAAGAAGGCCTTGGCCTCGAGCGAATCGGGTCAGCGCTCTCTCTCAGAGGGGGTGGCAAAACAGAAAAGAAAGAAGAATCTGACGTTCTCAAAGCGATCCGAGCCGGTGAAAGCCGAGACGGAAGCATTGAAGGACGTTTGCTTGGCTATGGTCAACCAGTTAGGGGGGCCGCAGCTGAAATTGCAAGCCTCAGATTCCAAATTGGAAGGCAGCAGCTCCCAACAAGGAGTAGCGCCTATTCCAGCCGAGCAGTAGACCTCTTGGTTAAGCAGCTTGGTGGGGATGGGTCATTTGCTTGGAGACGGGCTTATGACCCGCCCACGGTGAGAGAATTCTTTACTAAAGCTCTCATCGGCTTTGGACTTAACCGCAAGGCGAGCCCTGGTATGCCGTTAAAGTTGGTCGCCAACTCGAATGAGAAGGTGATCGATGAATATGGTATGCTGTTGGTTTACCTCGCGGAAGCCCGGCTACGTTTGCTTATGTTAGACCCTGAGGTGGTTAAGAAATTGACTCCCCTCCAGATGGTTGAGATGTATCTTACGGATGCCGTGCGCGTGTTTGTTAAGCAAGAACCTCACACTGTTGAGAAGATTGCCCAACGGCGTATGCGGCTTATAAGTTCTCGGGGCCTAGTAGACCAGCTGGTTGAACGGTTCCTTTTTCAGGAGTACCAGGACTGGTGCATACAGAAGTGGGATAATATACCCGTGAAGCCCGGGATGGGCCACACGGATGAAATGATGTCCAAGATATGGAGCACAGTCCAGGCCGAACTGGCCAAGCAAGACCTAGATAACGACGACGTGAGTGGTTGGGATTTTAGTGTCCTGCGAGACCGTATGATGACTGCAAACGAGGTTCATTTGCGTGTTATGAGTCCTCCGGATTGTATCCGGAATGCGATGATTAATGTGACTTGGTGCCTCGCCACAAAGGTGTGGTGCACATCTTCTGGTACTCTTTTCCAGCAGAGGGAGTTTGGGGTTATGTCTTCCGGTTCGTTCCGGACGGCTGACATCAACTCCGTTATGCGTGTCTTATTGTCCTACGAGGTCACTTTTGATCTCGGGGGGAGTGAGAGTGATTGCTTCGCGATCGCCATGGGGGATGACTGTGTTGAGTCTTCCTTTGGGGGATTCGAAGCGAGGAAGGCGTTATATGCTGAGTATGGGTTTCGGCTCACTGAGCATGTTACGATTAAGCCTCTCGAGAAATTTGAGTTTACATCTCATGAGTATCGAGATCCGGGCCACGCGTCTTTGAGTGCGTGGCCGCGCTCCCTCTACAGATTGCTGATGAAACCTTATGATGAGGTTGAATTATTGCAGTTTGTGTATGAGTGTAGGCACAATCTTGAGCTCGAGGAAATTTTGAAATTCCTTAAGCGCGTTGGTTGGATTCCGGACGAGGTTGAACTCGTATTCGAATTTAAGCAATGCGTGATTGAGGAGGAGGCCGATGGGCCGCCCCCTCTTTTCCTCGATGTGAGTGGCTTTGTCTGGGAGCCACAAAAGTTTCTGAGAGAGGACCCAAGCTGTTTCGTCGATTTTATGTCCAAAACAGAAAAGAAGATCCTCAAAGATCTCAAGGAGATCAAGGAAAAGGAAAAGAAGAAGGCAACCGGCCACAAGATGCTACCCGCAAGCGCGAGCTCAACGGGGAAGCAAAAGGCCAAGGTGATAAGCAGACCGAGCGACGCGGTGGGCAGTGTCAAGAACTACGGCACCCCATACAACGCGTTGAACAGCCAGCTTCACAAGTTCATGCCATCTCAGACCCAAGCGGCTCTGATGGCGTGGGCGCACACGGTTGCAAATCCGCGGACCAAGAATCCGCACCCCGTGCCGCTAACGGCTGTACCGGGTGCGTCTGCTTCGGTCCCTCAAATGTTCAAATGCACGTTGTACGGACAGGCGGCAGCAAACCCTGATGGGAAGGTTTTCATTGGGGCCAATGCTGATGGATGGTATCCGGCAACTCCTGGACAAGAACAACCCAGCGGGGAGCAGTACCCGGTTCCTGGTAACCGGTACTTCTCAGTGTCTGGGGCTTGGGCTGACTATGGTGACTACCAGGGCTTCCCCGTGCATTACACGGACGCCCTGTGGGGAACTGTTGGTGGCTTTGACGGGAACAAGTACCCAAATGCTGGGTCTGCAATTAATTCAGGCGTTACTGGCCTGAACTTTTGCGGGCTCCCTGTCGATTTTGCCCCGAATCTCACCCTCGACACGCGTTACACGTGTGTTGCGGTTGAGCTTCGTGCGCGCCCTATTCAGGCTCAGTTGTACGCTAGCGGCGAGTTGATTGCTTTCAATTATCGCCGTCAAGTCACAAATGAGACTAGTGTCTCTGGGGATAACATTGCTATCTCTGGGCACACATTTGGCGAAATGCTTGCCCTTCCTGACTATTATTTGAGTCGGGAAAGGCTGGCAGCGCCTAATTGGCCCTCTTCTAAGTGGCTCACCACCGTTGCGATTCCAAATACTGGAACCGCTTTCGGCCAGTGGCTGCCTTTTGGGTCTGGAGCCGGTGCCGCTAACCAGCGAGTTGGCTTCCCCATGGCTTTCATCATGGGTGATGGCCTGCCCTCTGGAGCCCCGATCGAGTTCGAGGCGACGTACGTGTATGCCGTTTACGGCACCCGCACGTATTCCACCTCTGGCAGTTCGGCTTCCGAGCTCTATGTCGACGCTTCGCGCGCAGCTCCTGTCGTGGCTAATGGGTTCACTATGTTGACCCCAAAAGCCTCCGGTGGGAGACCTGATGCGCGTGGTGTTGGCGCTGTCGTCAAGGCCGAGCAGGCTGACGGCCGCATGCCGAGCGTCAAAGACGTCATTGGCGGTATTAAAGCCGGCAAGGAAGTCTTTGAAGCTGTCACTGGAAGTGATATTGGTGAGGAGATCGCCGGTATCATTGGTGACATTGCGGCGATGTTTCTTTGAAGGACATCTATCCTCAGGCGGGAGAAATAAACGCCGAACCCCACAGAGAAGTGAGTAATCAAACCCAGGTGAGCCCACGCGGCCTTAAACGCGTGGGAGGTAATGACAGGAAAGTCTGGCTGGAAGTGTGTAACACTACGGCCAGGCCTGTACGGAAGGTGTGGTAACTAACAGCACTAACCTATAAACCAAGTTGAGCCTTGAGTCGCCCTAGTGGAGGCTCTGGCCATTGTCGTCAGGAAAGGATTGACGTTAACTATGGGCATTCCCCCCAAGAGAGGGGGTAGGGCAATAGAAAGCCTCACACTAGCGAATAGTGCTCACTTCAAGCTACCCCGAGCATAGGGGTCGCTTGAACGGCGGTGTAACTCCGGCC